ATCACAAATCCGATAAAGAGCGAAACTAATAAACCTTTTATTAAAAGGGAAGCAAAAGATGTGTGGGGGAAATATACTCCATATTCTATGAAGCAAACACATTAATATTTGTATAAATAATACGTAAAAGGAGTTAGTCGTTGACCAACGAAAGTTCAAGAAATACAGATGCGTTTACAGATGCTCAAGGACAGAATAAAACTTCTAGTAGGGGAGCTCAATTATATTCTGACCTAGACCTTTTCTTTGGAAAGAATAATACCGATGGCGATGTTAATACAATATATGATGTCCAAGCAATAAAAAGATCAATACGCAATCTTATATTAACAAACCAATACGAAAAACCATTTCATCCAGAAATTTATTCTGGTGTGACAGGAATGTTATTTGAATTGATGACTCCAACAACAGCAGTCATTCTTGCTCGACAGGTTGAAGATGTTATAGAAAATTTTGAGCCAAGAGCACGACTTGTTGGTGTTAATGTTTATCCTGATCTAGACAGAAATAGTTACACGTGTACAGTAGAATTTTACATAGTTAATGCACCTACTGAACTTATAGACTTAACACTAGCATTAGAGAGAATACGATAATGGCAAATGAATCAAGAAGGTTAGATGTTTCGGAATTTGATTTTGATGATGTAAAAACAAATCTTAAAACATTCCTTAAATCCCAATCACAATTTAAAGATTACGATTTTGAAGGTTCTGGAATAAGTGCCTTATTGGATGTCCTAGCTTACAATACACATTATCTTGGATATAACATGAACATGTTAGCAAATGAGATGTTCCTAGACACTTCAACTCTACGTTCTAGTATTGTTTCCCATGCGAAGACACTAGGTTATGAAGTTACTTCTAGTAAGGCTAGTTATGCAGATGTTAATGTAGTTTTAAATTCTGCAAAGTCTTCTGCTACAATGCCAGCAGGAACAGTGTTTACAACAACAATTGATAATATTGATTATCAATTTGTTACGGTAGAAGAGTTAACAAGACAGAATACTGGTGCAAATATACCGTTTAATAATATCAAAATATATGAAGGGTCTTATATTACCTCACGGTATACTGTAGATTCTAATGATGTTCAACAGAGGTTTGTTATGCCAGAAGCAGCTTCAGATACAAGCACTCTTACTGTAGAAGTACAAAATTCAGCATCAGACACTTCGACAACTTCTTTTACTAAAGCAGTAGACATTTCTGCACTTTCTTCTAAAAGTAATGTTTACTTTTTACAAGAGGTTGAAGCAGGAAAATTTGAAGTATACTTTGGAGATGGTGTTGTAAGTAAATCACTTACTAATGGTAACATTGTTTTACTTAAATATGTTGTAACAAATAGATCAGCGGCAAACGGAGCATCTGTGTTTGCTTCTTCTGGTGCAGTAGATACTGTAACTGATATTACAGTTACTACTCTTAATAAAGCAATCGGAGGTTCGGGCCCGGAGTCCTTAACATCTATTAAAATAAATGCTCCATTAGATTATGCTTCTCAAGGAAGATGCGTAACTGCTGAAGATTATAAAGTATATGCAAAAAAACTATTTCCACAGACACAAGCAGTTATGGTATTTGGTGGTGACGTTGGTTCTTATGATCCTAGTCTTGGGGTGACTGGCACAGCATCTTATGGTCGAGTTTATATTTCTATCAAATCTACTACAGGAAATAATTTGACAGATGCTCAGAAATCATTATTAGTATCAGATTTAAAAAAATACAATGTTGCTTCTATCACTCCAGTTATTATTGATCCAGAAATTACGTATATTATTCTGAATACAAATTTTAAATATGATTCTAGTAAAACCACAAAAACAAAAGAAGATTTAATTTCAGATGTAAGCACAACATTAAGAAATTATAATAATTCTAATTTGAAAAGTTTTAATATTGTTTTCCGTCATTCTGCTGTTGGTAGATTGATTGATGATACAAACGATTCTATTTTAAGTAATATTACTAATGTTACTTTAGCAAAATTCTTTACTCCTGCTAGCGCTGATCAAGTAACGAAATATAATCTATATTTTAATAATACACTTTACAATCCTCATACTGGCCACGCAAAAAGTGCGGGCGGTATTATTAGTTCTTCTGGTTTTAAAGTTGGATCAGAAACTACAGAGAGTTTCTTTGATGAAGATGGTTCTGGTAATCTTAGACGATTTCATTTAGTGGGTGTAGTAAAAACGTATGACAATAATGCAGCAGGAACAGTAAATTATGCTACAGGCCAAATCAGTATTAATGGTATATCTATTTCTTCTATTTCAGATGTTGATGGATTAACATCTGGAAAAATTAGGTTAACTGCTATTCCAAGTTCTAAAGATATTGTTCCTGTACGTAATCAAATTTTAGAATTAGATGTAGTCAATATAAAAGTTTCTGGTGATCCTGATTCTATTGCAGTAGGAGATGCAGGCGCAAGCACTACATACACAACTTCAACAAGTTATGCTAGTAATACGAGTTATTAAAGATGACCCCTTTTGATTCAGGATTAGTTACAAAAATTTCTCCGCTTATAGAAGGGCAAATGCCTGACTATATTCGTAGCGATCATCCCCAATTTGTAGAATTCCTCAAACAGTATTATGAATTTCTTGAAGCTGCAGAGCTCCAGTGCGATGGTATTATCAATAATATTATTCAAGAAACAATAAGTGTAAATTATATTCTAGATGAAAATGATGGAAAGGTTGTTGCTGAAGAAGGTGTTGGCACTACTGGAAAATTTATAGAAGGCGAAACTATTACAGGTAGCATATCAAAAGCAACTGCTACTGTTCTGATAGATGATCTAGGAAATGTAATTCCTAGACTTTTTATATCATCCAACCAAAGATTTGAACTTGGCGAAACAATAACAGGCACAACCTCTGGTGCGACTTCTACTACAAAATCCTATCGTGGTAATCCTATACAAAATATCCAACAAATGATGGATTATGCAAATACAGATAATACAACTGCTCTTGTATTAGATGAAATGCAAAGACAGTTTATGGATACCATACCACTAACTTTAGCAGATGGATTATCAAAAAGAGATTTAATAAAAAATATTAAAGACCTTTATGCAGCCAAAGGTACTTCAGAGGGTCATAAATTATTTTTACGTTTGATGTTTGCAGAAGATGCTGACGTATTTTATCCTACAAAATATATGTTGAGAACATCTGACGGCAAATGGAATAAAAAATCTATTATACGTTGTGCAAATGGAACAGGTAGTTCTGGTACAGAAGTTATAGGACTAACATTAACAGGTCGCACATCTGGGGCAACAGTTTTTGTTGTTAACGCAACAGGATTTTCTCAGGGTGCTTTTTCTATTAGTGAATTTGAAATAGATTTAATAACATTAAATGGCACGTTTATTGATGGAGAAACCGTCTTTGCAATTGGTGTCACCACTGATGTAGAACAAAGATTTACTATACAAAAAATTGTAACAGGTGCTGTTATTGAAAGTGGTGGAATTCTTTATAATGAAGGAGATATTGTAACTCTTGATAATACTGTCGGTAATGGTTTAGCAACTGCCATAGTAAATACGGTATCTGTAGGTAATCTTGATGATGTCATAGTTTTTGCATCAGGAGCAAACTATAGAATAGGTGATCCATTAATATTTACAGGCAATGAAGCTTCGGTTACAGCAGTTGCTGTAGTTTCTTATCTTGGTGGAGCATTTCTATCAGAAAGTTCTGACATTTCTGATGGTTCAGCAGACTATGTTGTTATGGAACCAACTACTGTAAGAAGTTTTCCAGATATAGATTTATGCACTGAGGCTGGAGATTTCGTAACTTTAGATGGCACAGATAGTTCTGCAACTGATGCTGGTTTTCGAGTATCAGGAGAGCTTGCAACTCCAAGATTACTAAAACTAGATGATATAGAAGGTGATCGTATAGTTTTTGAAGAAGGCACATTTTCTACTTATGGAGAAATTGGTGGCGCTCGTATAACCTTTGGTGGTTCTGGTTACAGTTCCTTACCTACTATCACGGTTGGGTCTGCGTATGGGTCAGGGGCAGCTCTGATTTCTACCACTAAAAATATTGGTGCTATATTAGATGTTAAAGTTCAAGATGCTGGATTTAATTATAAAATTGCACCCGCTGCTTCAGTTCCAGCAAATTTTATTTTAACAGGTATAACGGGAACCTTTAGTGAAAGTAATATTTTATCTTCTCATACTGGAACCGTTACTAATTTTAATACTAATACTAAAGTATTATCTACAACTATAGAAGATGCAATTTATACTAAATTAGAACAAGAGGATTCAATTGTTAATCAAGATATACAATTAGAAGAAAATACAGAATTAGTCTTTAGTAGAATTTTAGCTAATAATGTAATTGAAAATAATAGTATTCAAAATCTTGAGAGCCGAGATATAGACCAGAGAGATACTACTGGTGTTGCTGTACAAGAAAGTCCAAGATTTGGATTTGTCGATCAAGTAGTAACAGATGCTGATGATTCAAAATATACTCAAATAAGTTTAGAGTATAATGATTCTTATACATGTAGTACTACTACGATGGAACTTGAAGAAATGCGTGTCGATGAGGACTCTCCTCCTTGGATTACTTCCTTTGAGTTTTATGAAGCTCGTCCTCACTATCCAAAGAATGGTACTAGGGTATTGCTCGAAGGAACTGTTATTGGAGATTCTTTTCTGATAGAAGATGGTGGTACTGATGGAAGTGGCACTAATGCTGGTGACGAAATATTATTAGACAGAACAGAATCTGGCGGTGCTGATGCTGGTGATAAAATCATACAGTTTTCCGATGATGAAGGAGACAATATACTTTATGAAGAGCATGATTTGGTTTCTGATATCACTCAGAGAAAAGATAAGTTTCAGTTGGATGGTACTAGTATACAATTATACACAACTGGTGGCTGGGTAGATGAAGATAGAGTCTCTAGTGAGGGATTGACACAAACTTCAAGTCAACAAGTTTGGGTTGATCCAGTTAGGCCAGAAGACCCATCTGATGAACATATCTATCTAGAAGATGAGACTGTCAGGGATGAGGGCGGTGGCATTGGCGCTGGTGGAAGCCAATTGTTATTGGATGGTACTTCAGCAAATAATGTTTCTACTGCTGATACCACCCCTGATGAGGGTGTATTCAACTGGGGTAGGACTCTAGACAATGGTTCTTTAGTTTTATATGAAGATGTAGAAAAAGGGTATTATAAAAATGTTGTACATGATACTGTTAGATCATTAGATGCTACTGATGGTATACTTCTAGAAGATGGTGCTTCAGATAGAGCAATTACATCTTTATTTGCAATAACCTTAGACAGTACAGCATCTGGTGGTGTTGATGCTGGTGATAATATCGCAATGGAAGATTCTGTGGGCGGTGGCAGATTATTAGGACAAGATTCTAATGAACAGGTCAATGTTAAAGAACATCTTATATTAGAGGGTATTGACGGCAATTCTGCTGGAGCAGATGTAAATGGGTTTTATGATATTTTTGAGAATAAAACTATCAATCACTCAGGCTCTTCTAGGTCTAGGTTAGTTTCAGAAGCAGGGGAAGGTTTTATTGATGAAGAATCTCCCGAACCAGAACAAAATACTTTATCTTCCGTTGTTTCTAATTCTATAGGAGCAGACGATCCTATAATCCTTGATTCACATATAATATCTGGTGTAGATGAGACTATACGTATTGTCTTTAATGATACGGATGCTGCAGGCAGGGGTGTTGATACTGGAGATGCTGTTATTTTAGATGGTCTTTCTTTAACAGATCGTACAGGTAATTCTTTTAAACAAGAAAGTGGTCTTGCAGCTGGTGTTTCTGATACTGATCTGGGTGGTAAAATTGTAACAGAAAATGAAAGTTTCATAGCTGGAGATATTATATTAGATCAGACAGATTTTGATGGTACAGATGCCGGTGGTAATTTGATCAATGAATCCGTAGACTTTTTTCCTGGCCAAAGCATTTCTACAATTACTGGAGCAGTAGCAACAATTTCTACATCAAGCGTGGCAAAATTATCTGCTACTATTGGGTTTGTCGGAACTGATGTTGGTTTGTATTCAACTACAGACAGTCTAATTTCTGAAGATGTTATTAGAATACAAGACTCCTATTATTATCAGGATTTTTCCTATGAAGTTAGAGTAGGACAATCTGTTGCAAACTATATGAACGAATTGAAAAGGGCAGTACACCCAGCAGGGTTTGCAGCTTTCGGTAAAGTTTCTTTTGCCACTTTACTTTCTGCGGCAATGCCAACAGCAGCAGGTGAGGGTAGAGTAGATGCACCGGCAACTACATTCTCTTCTGAATTAGCATCTGTACTTAAAGGTGTGTTTGATTTAAAAATTAATTCTAGGTTAGGTATTCCTATAGTTTATGAAGAGGGTAATGTATTTCAAGAATTGCGTTTAGAATCTGGCGGGGATGCTGAATTTCTAGTTACCTTAGAAGGAACAGAATTTGGTACTGCACTAGAAACAGATTCTAGTGGTAATTCTCTTGGTGCTATTGCTTCAGAAGACTCAGAAGATGACGGAGACAATATTCTTGTTACTGGTTCTGATGATGGTTCTCAGCTGGATGCTGGAGATCAGATTATTCTAGAAGGTACTGATGCTGATGGTACAAATAACGTAGATGTTACAGGAGAATTTGCGTACATACTTTTAGATGGAACTAGTATTAGTCAAGAAACAGGAGAGATTTTTGACGGTGGTTCTTATTGTGTATTGAGTGGTACTGCATTAGGAGTTTATAATCTTGTAGATGCTGATAGTGACACTCTTGTTCTAAACGGAACTGATGGATCAGGAACACCTTATAAAATTGTTCACGAAGATGGTAATCACATTGGTTCTCATATTGTCACAGATGCCATTGATGATGACGGTAGGATTCTTAATCGTCAAGATAATATAATTTCTGAAAATGCTCTAGGCGGCAATATTATAATGGATCAAGAAAATGCTACCGTAGGTAAATTAATGTCTGAGGCAGCTGCTGGTATCGGAGATATAGATAGAGATAAATTATTAATTAGACAATTAAAAATTAAATTATCTCCTCCTAAACCTAGAATCTTAACTAACTATGGTTTGACAAAATTATCTTTAGATGCTTTCACAGATGCTTCTAGTGTTTCTAGTATTCAATTAGAAGATGGTCTACGAAAACGAGGCCCAACCATTAACTCAGATCAGTTGTTATTGGATGGTGTTGATGTTGGTGAAAAAGATGACGTTAGAGATATTTTATTTGGTGGCGAACCTATTCAGCTAGAATCCAGCTCAAATCTTATGATTGGTACTTCTGTTGGATTTAAAGATTACTATAAATTTACTGATTTTATAATTGCGTTGGAGTCTGGTTTTCATATCTATTCAGAAAGTAATGATGGTGGAGTTTTGCTATCAGAAGAAATAATTGTTGGCCTTCCTATGAATGATTTCTTACGTCCAGATATTATGGTAATGGAAGGTTTTTATAATAGACACTCTGAATTTGGTAGATTTGTTCTTGATGGTACTGCTTCCGATCAAAGTACAGGTGCTTTAGATGATGGTAGTTTTATTGTTCTTGATGGTATAGACGCAATGCAAAGTTCTGCTGGTAGCAATCTAACATTTGAAGAACAGAATGATCGATATAAAAGTTTCGATGATAGCAATGATGTTGGAATTCTCTTGGAACAATCTATAGCTCCAGGCGGGTTTAAAATGGAGCAGAGCTACAAATACTTTATAATGCTAGATGCATCAGATGAATTTGGGACTGAAGATGGTACTGTTATAGGTTTAGAGGATGGTACTGGTGCTTTGATGGCTGAATTGTTTGATAGTTTCGGTAACGATATTCTTTTAGAGGTGGGTTCTACTAGTAACCTTTATTCTAAACTAGTATTAGATTCTCAAGTAGTAGAAATAGAATCTGGTATTAATGATGGCGAAATACCTAACGCAAATTGGGGGGAAAATTCTATATTCCCAACATATGCTCAAGCCTCTGAAGTATCAACCAGACCTGTTGGTAGATTAGCTTTACAGGATGAAAGAGCAATTACAGAATTAGTATTAGATGGAACTGATGGTTCTTCTACTGACGCTGGTGATAATATTATATTCGATAGGACAGATACCGATAATAATGATTTGGGTGATAAGGTTATGGTCGAATCAAATGCTGAAGTGATATTAGATCAAACAGCTGGTGGACTAATGATTGATGAAACTAATGGGGAAAATATATCTTTTGAAATAGGAACTCATTCTAGTTTAATGGGTAGTGCTTCTGCTTTCTTACCTATAGGGTTTGATGCAGAATCGTTTGATAATGTTTCAAGAACAAAATTTGATAATACCACTCAAACTTATGATGTTCTTGAAGGGTTCTAAAAAAACTTGTATAAATATAAAGAAGACGAAAGGGTTATTTAATGGCATATCAATCAGTTGGGATAGGAACCGCCGCCGATGACGGCACTGGTGATTCTCTTAGAATAGGTGCAGATAAGATCAACGATAACTTTGTTGAAATTTATACTGCTCTAGGTAATGGCTCTGCATTAACTAGTGGTATTTCTTCTACTGCAACTGTTGTTACTTTAGGTTCCCCAGTAATTAATACTCCTACAATCACTGGTGCGGTTGGTGGAACACAAACATCTGCAACTATTACAACTCTTGCAAATACTACTTTAAATACTACTACAGTAATTGCTGGCACCATGACAGTTGCAGCTGGTTCTATTACAGATAGTTCTGGTGATATCACTTTCGTTAATGAAAACTTAGTAACTACTGGTACATTGGGTGCTGGTACAACCACATTAGGTGCTTTAACTTGTGGTACTATTACTTCTACAGGTGCTACCATAGTATTTGAGGGTGCAACTGATGATGGAAGTGAGACAACTCTTACTGTTACCGATCCAACCGCAGATCGTACTATCACTTTTCCTGATGCCACTGGTACAGTGCTAACAACTGGTGATACAAACTCAGTAACAGGAACTATAATTGCAGCTGATACGGTTGCCGAGGCAAATATGGCAGATGACGCTATCAGTTCTGTCCAGTTGAAGACTCTATCAACACTATTAATTAAAAATTCTGGGGGCACAACTTTAAAAACTTTACATGGTGCTGGTGCATAAATAGAACGAGGAAAAAAACATGACTGCTATCATAACAGAAAAATTTAGACAACATAATGCTGACCAGTTCTTTGAATCTTTCAGTGAAACTTCTGGTAATGCTTATTATTTGTTTATAGGTAAAACAACATCTTTTACTACTGGAACATCCGGCGGTACGGATGGCGCACCGCCAACACCTACTGATGGTGTCGGTGAAGAATATTATGTCTGGGATGATATGATTGCAGCAAAGAAAATTACCTCTTCATTTATTAGTTACGCTCTGCCTCGTAGAGATTGGACAAATGGTACAATCTATGATATGTACAGTCATGATATTAGTTCGTCAAATACGGCAACATCTGGAGCAACAAACATTTATGACTCCACTTTCTTCTTCATGACTTCTGATTATCGTGTATACAAAGTTATTGACAATAATGGTGGAATTGCATTTAGTGGTTCTGCTCCTACTTCGGAAGCTACGGGGCCATTCGAATCTGGAGGATATATTCTTCAGTATATGTACTCCCTATCTAGTTCTGAAATTGACAAATATTTAACAACGGACTTTATGCCTGTCAGTACAAACAGTACTGTGAGTGCAGCTGCAACTGATGGTGCAATTAGTTCTCTAATAATCACTGGTGGTTCTGGTTATACAAACGGAACTTACTATGCGGCAATTTATGGAGATGGTACAAGCCAAGGAACATCTTCTGGTGGAACTGTTAGAATTACTATTTCAAATGGGTCGATACAATCATTTGGTGTAAACACTGGTACAGATACTACTGTTTTAGCAGGTGGCGCTGCATATACGTATGCTACGGTAAACCTTGCTACTGGTTATACATTCTCAGACACTTCTTTATCAAGTGCTTCCTCTGTAGGAAGTGGAACAGGTGGCCAAATAAAAGTTGTCATTAGTCCGAAGGGTGGTCATGGTTTTGACGCTATTGCTGAAATGGGTGGCCACTATCTAATGATGAATACTACACTAACACAAGCAGAGGGAGATGATTTCACAGTAGCAAACGATTTCCGTAGAGTAGGGCTTGTCGTTGATCCTTTTGAGTATAACAGTTCAACACTTGCCACGAGTTCTACTGCTCGACAGACATATGCAGTAAGTCTTTCTTCAGTAAGTGGAACTTTTGATGCAGATGAAAAAATTACTCAGGCTACTACTGGTGCTATAGGAAAAGTTGTTGATTGGGATTCCAGTTTAAGTATTCTTTATTATCAACAAGAAAGATTTGGAGACTATGGTACAAATAGTTCAACTGGTGGGTATGTTGCATTTAGTGGTGCAAACCAAATAACAGGAGCAACTTCTGCTGCATACGGAACTCCTAATGCTTCAGCAGACTCCGCTGTAACTCTTGCTGGTGGTTCTGCTACAATTACTTTTGCAGATGGATATGCAAATCCAGAACTAGAACCAGATAGTGGAAATATTATATATATTGAAAACAGAAAACCTATTTCCCGGGCCTCAGATCAAACAGAAGACATTAAATTAATTGTGGAGTTCTAATCAATGCCTAATAAAACTGATTTAAATGCTACCCCATACTATGATGATTTTGATAAGGGTAAAAACTTTCAACAAATACTTTCAAGGCCAGGGTATGCAGTTCAGGCACGTGAACTTACGCAGATGCAAAGTATTCTCAAAAATCAAATTGAGCAAGTTGGTAATTTTGCTTATCAAGAAGGAAGTATGGTTATCCCCGGCGGGTTTACAACTGTAAATAGGTTGCCAGCAGTTAAACTAGAAACTGCTTTTGGTGGAGTAACTATAGATGCTACAAAATATTTAAATGAAACTGTTATAACAGGAACAACTTCTGGTGTCAAGGCTATAATACTTCACTCTGCAAATGCAGCTACAGTAAATGACGTTGCTTCTCCCCCTATGTTATATCTAAGATATATCTCAGTTGGTACGGACAATGTTACCACAACATTTATAGCAGGAGAAACTATTTCTTCTGATACAACTCTTTCTCATGCTTCAGTAGCATTTTCTGCAAATGCAGCATCATGTCAAGTTATTGCTACAAGTCCTACAGTTAATACTATGGGTGCCCAGATAGAGGCGGGAGTATATTGGTTACGAGGTAATTTTGTAGAGATTGAAAAAGAGTATATTGTGTTAGACAATGCTGGCAAGCTGAGTTCTCATAGAATTGGGTTTAATATTAAAGAAGAAATTGTTACACCAGAAACAGACACATCTCTTTTAGATAATGCTTCTGGCACTTCTAACTATGCTGCAAAGGGCGGTCATAGGTTGAAAGTTAGTGCGTCTTTAGCAAGCCTTCCCCTAAATTCCGTAGCTGATAGCAGTTTTATAGAGTTGGTTCAAATTAAAAATGGTAAGGAAAAAAATAAAGTTCAAGTAAAATTGGGTGGTTTGCTTGAAACTTTAGCAAGAAGGACTTATGATGAATCTGGAGATTATACTGTACGTCCTTTTACTTTTCAAATTCTAGAGACTGTAACTCTTGATGCTAATGTAGGCATATATTCTAATGGAGAAATAACTGATAATGGTAATGTTGCTTCTAACGATTTCTTAACTTGTAAAGTTTCGCCAGGCAAAGCATATTTGAGAGGGTATGATATAGAAAAGATATCATTTTCTAATGTTGACATACCTAAAGCACGTGACTTTAATTCTGAGAATACAGCAGTTACCACCTATGATGTGGGAAACTTTCTTAATATTACAAATATTTATGGTATGCCTGATATATCATTTATTAGTGGTGAGACTACACCATATAAACAGATTAGTCTTTTTGATACTGAGACTTCATCAACGGGAAGGGGTAGTTCTTCTGGAACCCGTATTGGTGTTGCAAGGGCAAGATCAATTGAATTTGTTTCTGGTGTAGGTGGGCAAACAACTGCAACATATAAACTATTTCTTTTCGATTTTAGACCATTCACTACTCTTACTTTAAGTGGCACTCCTGCTCCAACATTAGAAGCAAGTCATTCTGCTGGTGGTGTACAAATTAAAGGTGTATCTTCTAAAGCCACAGGTTGGGTTTTCGCAGACGGTACTGGTACAGCAACTGTAGTACTTACAAACGTATCTGGAACATTTATTGCCGGCGAAAAAATTACAGCATCAGATTCAGCAGAGGCTGATCTTATTGTAGAAAATTCTAGTAATGCAGACCTCACAATAACACGGGCAATTACAAAAAACGTATCAGAAGTTCGACAAGTCTTTATGTCTGATGATGATAGTGGACAAAACTTTAGTGCTGATGTTGTTCTTGATGCTCTTCCAACCACAGAATCCTTTATTCTTTTGGATAGTAGTTCTGCTTCTGGTGATGATATAGAAGATCATATTATTTCTGAATTAGATAAACTTCCTATGGGTTTGGAAAGGGCTGCAACTGGTGGTACTGGTTCTTCTATTAAACAAGCAAAACTAAAATTTGCAGAAAAAAATGTTAGTTTGTTTAAGATGAATAAAGAATATGTTAAGACACATTTAACTGCATCAAATTCTGGAACAAGTGATACTTCATACGAATTAAGAAAACAATTTGTTACTACTTCAAGTAGTGTTGGTGTTGTTACTATTAGTGCTGGTACAAACGAAATATTTGTTTCTCATTCAGAAATAGACTATATGATATCTATTTTATCAGCTGGTTCTGGAGGTACAGGACAACAAGGCGATGTAGTATCTGCATCTACTGGATTTTCTGGTGGAGGAACGAATACCGTCACTATTACGAATCAAAGTATTTTTGGTAATGGTGCTAAATTAAAAATTACTGGTACATTATTGAAAACTAGTGCTATTGCTAAAACAAAATCTACGAAACTAATGAAACAAGTTAAAGTAGTTCCGGGCGCCACTCATGCATATGGTACAAGACCAACCGATAAGACAGTTTCTTTGGGCCGAGCAGATGTATTTAAAGTGGTAGCTATTTTAGACTCAGAGGCTACTGACACGGATGCAACAACTCCACAATTAACTTTAGGAACTATTATAGGAAACTTTACTAAAGGAGAGGTAATTACTGGAGGAACTTCTGGTGCAATAGGACGGATTATAGATACCTCTTCACCAATGTCTTTTGTTTATAAGAGGGGAACCTCTCTAAAATTTACTGCAGCTGATACTATTACTGGGTTTTCTAGTAATGCCACTGCCGTTGTAAGTATTGTTACTGATGGAAGTACGAATATTACAAATAAGTTTAGTCTCGATACAGGACAGAGGGATAACTATTATGATATTTCTCGTATTGTTAGAAACCCTGGCGTCTTTCCACCCCTTGGAAGACTTCTTGTAGTTTATGATTACCTAGAACATGGTACTGGAGATTTCTTTACTGTAGATTCGTATTCAGACGTTGCTAATCAAATGACTTATTCTAATATACCGAAATACTCTGCTACAAAGGTTGATCCTGATGATCCAGCACCTTCTGGTGAATACAATCTACAAGACGTTTTTGATATACGTCCAAGGGCTGAGGATATTGCTGGTACTTCTGCAAATATAGAAGTTGTGGATGAAATTACTGGAAACTCTTTTGACTTTGCCAATCGACAGTTTGATGGTGTTGGTGCTTCTTCAGTAAACTTTATTAAGCCAGGAAGTTTGATAACAACAGATTTCGAATACTATATCGGGTATAGGGGTAGATTAGCTTTAACAAGGGCTGGTGTTTTTAAATTTGAAAAGGGCCAGTCTTCTGATAATCCAGCATTTCCTCCTGAGAATCCAGCTAGCATGCAGATGGCAACTATAAGTGTGCCTCCTTATACATTTAAACCACAAGATGTAATTCTTAGTAGAATTAAAAATCAACGGTTTACGATGAAAGACATTGGTAAACTTGAAGAACGAGTAAATAATGTAGAGTATTATACTCAATTAAGTTTACTTGAGAGAAATGCTGATAGTTTTCAGATACAAGATGCCAATGGCCTTGATCGTTTTAAGTCTGGATTTGTTGTAGATAACTTTGCAGGCCATTCAGTTGGTGATGTTCTACACGGTGACTATAAATGTTCTATAGATATGGTCAAGAAAGAGCTACGGCCTCTATGTGTAACTAAAGGTATTCAGTTACAAGAAAGTTTGTCTACTAATGCAGAACGGGTATCTGCTGGTTATGCTAGGACAGGCGATCTAGTAACATTACCTTATAAAGAAGTTGTATTTCAAGACCAACCTTATGCTTCTAGGGTGGAACGTATTTGTCCCCTACTTCTTTCAAATTGGGTAGGGGTAATCGAACTAAATCCGGCCGGTGATGAATGGTTTGAAACTGAGTATGCCCCTGATCTTATTATTAATGTTGAAGGAAACTTTGATACTTTTTCTGCACAAAATGCAAGTGCAGTTGGTACTGTATGGAACGCTTGGCAAACTGCATGGGCTGGAAGTAGTACTTCTACTGTACAGGATTGGGGCGCTGGTGTTCAGAGAACGACAACAACTACATTTGGCACGCAGGCAAGAACAGGTGTTCGTACCGATATTGTTCCTCAAATTGACTTAGAAAGTCAAGGATCAAGAGTTATTCAACGTGCATTTATTCCTTTCTGTCGAGCAAGGAATATTACGTTTGAAGGCACACAGTTTCTACCAAACATAAGACTGTATGCTTTCTTTGACGGCCAAGAGATAAATAGATACATTACTCCTCTATCTGGATTTACTACAGATGCAGCTGATGTTAGTGGTGTTGTACAAGCAGCTGCACCTTTAATTACATCAGCAGCAGGAAAATGTAGAGGAATTTTTGCATTACCTGACCCTAAAATTGAAGGGAATCCAGTATTTAGAACTGGAGAAGTTTCCTTTAGGTTAACTTCAAGTACAACAGATGTGCGTACTAAAGACCCAGAAACTGCTGGTGATGCAGTTTATTATGCTGTTGGTATTTTGGAAACAGAGCAGGAAACTATTATTGCAACAAGAAATGCCACATTACAATCTAGGACTGTGAATGAACAAAATGCCATTTCTTCTGCTAATAGTAGTTCTACCCCCCTACCAATCGCCGGCGACACTAATGGCGACGATGCCGACGGCTGCGGCTGCGGCGAAGACCCAATTGCACAAACATTTTTCATAGATACCGAAAATGGTAATAATAAGGTAGGTGATTCACAATTTGAGGGATTAACATCTGGATTGGTTGCTGAAGGAAGGTTCATAACTTCTGTTGATATTTTCTTTCAAGATAAAGATGTAAATCTTCCTGTTACTATTGAATTACGGGCAACTGGACTAGATGGAACTAACGGTTCTGCTCCAGGCAGAAGGACATTACCTTTTGGTAGAGTTGTTTTGGAACCCTCAGAGATTAGTGTGTCAGACGATGGTACTGTTGCTACACGATGTGTTTTTCCTTCTCCTG